CAGAATGTGCGTTTGACGCAATTACTATATATCCTCAACCCAGCTCACTCCACACGTGTTGCCGAGCAAGCACCATGGAGTACGGAACAGCTCCGTACATGGCTGGAAAGGGTGCACCAAATGAGTTGATTATGGTGGATGACGAACTTCGTCCCCAGAGCACAAAGCGTTTCAAAAAGATTCTTGTTCGAACCTATGAAAGGGATCTTTTTCCTCTACAGGACGTATCACGCGCCGGTCAAGCGCCAACAATGTCGTTTGATCCGGGTAGCACTCGCGCCGATAAACAAAATGCACTTTTTACAGCAAGGTATTGTCACAGTAAATAAAATGTCGTATAATCTAAAGGATGGCTGATCCGTTATCTATAGCTGCAATAGTTGGACTTATTTATGCTGGTCGAAAATTGGGAAAACCACAAGAACCAGAAGACACCGAACAAAAACCCGCAGTTACAAATGAACCAGAAGAATATGAACATGATGATACTTCCCGTGATCTGTTACTTAACCATCTTCGTCAACCGGGGATAATTTCTGAACCAGTCAACAAAAAACAAGAAGTTTCCAACTTTGGAGACATTGCCTTTTCTCAATATGTGCACGGCGAGCCAACCCATGATTTATCGAACCGCATGTATGTTTCAGCTCGAATGAACAATTTGGCACCAGCTGAAAAGGTTTATGTTGGTCGCGGTCTCGGTCTCGATCCTGAGATTCCTGCATCTGGCGGTTTTCAGCAATTGTACCGTGTCAACCCCAATAATGTTGGCGCATACAGGCTGACGACTCTCCCCGGACGTATTGCACCGGGCGCGGATACGACTGGATGGCGGGCGGGTCAGGTTGGCGAACTCACGCAATTTGGACCTTCCAAGACTGCCTTTTTGCCCACTCGCCGTCCAGATGTTGGAACTCGTGCTCAGGGACAAGGTGGGGCTGTTACCGGTACAACCATTCGTGAGTCCTATGTCAAGACTATGCGACCGACCGATCGTTCTGAAACAGGTTTGCGAACTGATGGTCTCGAGTTTGCGCCAGCTAAACGATTTGTGCCATTCCAAGAGTCTCAAGATGCCCCGACTCGTAATAAAGGTGACTTGAATATTGAAGAGTATGGTCACACCAATAATCCTCAGCCCGGTATTCACAGCTTTGTCAGCGGCTACACAAATGAGCCTTCTGTGAAGATGATGAACAAGTATGGAAACTCATCGTACGGGTACACTGATGCTGAACTGGAGCAATACGGTATTCGTGTCGATGATAAACGCGGAAATATGGATCGACCAGGAAATGCAGGAAGGATGAATGTTCGTGCAGGTCCGCTCAATCAAGGCGGTATGTTGACCGCCGTGCGGTCCGATTCTGACAAGTCGGATAACTATTTTGGTGGAATGAATGGAGAACAAGGGTACAGGTATGTTGATGCCAAGTATTACAACTTTAACGCCTACAAGGGAAATGCAGCATGCCTCGACTTGAATGTCGCAAAGAGGCAACTCGCAAACAATCCCCTGGCTCGTTCAATTGTTTAACGAGTAATGGCATACATGGGGCTGCTGGGCTCGCGCACCTTGGGCGACACCTTGCTGAGGAGCAGGTACACAACAATGGAAAGAAGCGTTGTGAGAACAGCTGCGAGAACTGTGAATGCTCCACTGGACTTGTTCACATTGATAATATTTGTGATGATCCATCGGACAACATCCATCCAGGCAATGGCGGATGCAAAGCTAAAGCCAGCCACGATAGAGTTGAGAGATTGAGATTCGAATGTTCCAAAGATTGCGCTCATTTATATTTTACAAGAAAATTAATTGGATCATTCCTCCTTGAAATCGAGTTCCTCCTGTAAAACGATACACACTGCAGCTGTCACCAAGTTGCGTCGAACGAGTCGTTTTATTGGACCACTTGCAGCACTACCTATACTCTCTGTCTCTGTTTCGGTTTCATTTTCTTCTGTTATCTCTTCTTCATCAGTTTCCATATCGGATTCTTCGTCATCATCGTAAGGAACCGGTAACTCATCGTCTTCGTCATCTTCTGTAGTAAAACGTGTCCCAACTGATGCATTCCAAGCCTTGGGTTCAGAGTCACCGATGTCTCTAAACTTTTTCAAGTTCATCTAATACGTTTTATCTATAGAATCTTTAAGCATACTCTCTATTGGACTTTCTGGAATCCAAGAGTCCCATGTGTCGTTCGCCTGATTTATATCATTGAGTATCTGGTCGTCACCAGAGTAACGAGTAAAAGGCTCTTCATCTTCGTCAACACATTCAATGTCGCTTTCCTCGCTGTCGCTTTCCTCGTCGTTCTCGTCCTCTGGAAAAAGAGTTCCAATGTGCTTTCCAACCATGTTTCGAACTGCATATCGTAAAGCGTATCGAACATCTTCTGCTGTGAGTGTGCTTCGTCCACAACCTTTGGTGTAGTGCCCTGCGAGTATCATTCCACTCTCGATAACAGGCTGTAGAATTTCCATGCAGACTTTTATAAAGTTTTCATCCATTTACTTTATGAAATTATTATCCATAAACAAAACTCCCGCGAGTCCATTCTGGACTCGTAGAATATTAAAAGACTTGGTATAAATGTTTACATTGCGGGTACCTGTATTCGGTGTAAAGTTCATCCAAAAGTTTTGATTCATGATGCGACTCATATTCACTTGACCCGTTGGTAAATAGTTTTCGGGATCAATAGCAAAACTATAATTATAAATTGCCATGTTTGGAAGTCTCGTGTGATTGTTTAAAAACTGAACCTTTCCAAGATACAAATTATCTGCAACTGTTGGAGAAATTATATCCTCGCCATTGAATTGTAATTCAAGATTGACAAGTTGTTCTGTACCAGTTGTTATGTTCAAATAGTTTGTAAATGTTGGCTGAGATGTATTGAAATAATTGTAATAGTCATTTACTGCTAAAACATTTGAATCTTGTATTGTTATGAACATCTCCTTGGTTGGATTTATAAAATATGTTCGGTAACCAGTCAGTTCATTGATACCAGCGGGTATAACAACTGACGCCATTTGGAGCTGTGTAATCACATAATCAGTTTTGGAATTCTGAATGTACTGAACTTCTTCATCGGCTAAGAAGACGTATTCAACTGGTAGACTGGCTTGAAATTGGTACCCAGATACAACTTCTGGAACTGTTGGAACAACTGTATCCACTGGAAACCCATAATTATATGTATCCGTCTGTAATGTTAATAATACATTTTCTCCTGAATATGAAGGGTTTCCGGGACCGTAGGCTATTGAAACTGAACCACTCGGAACTGGTTGGGTCCAGTGTAAACCTCCATCAAATGAAGTTGAATACAAATTTGATATAAATGTATTCGAACATACAACTGGAGAAGTATTATAAATTTGTCCGTATTTTTGTGAATAGGCTGAATAGGGACCCTTTTCCCCAACTATTGTTTTCACTAAATCTGTCGACCACTGATACGTATACATGGTCCCTTGTGAATCTCCGATAACAAATGCATTAAATGCTGGGGACCACATGACACTCATTACTGGATAATCAATGTTTATGCTTGTAGGTTGTGGATATGTTCCAGTAAAATAATATGCAATATATTTTGTTGTAAATACATTTTTTCCAATCATTAAGAAATTTGTGCCATCTGTCGCTATATTTGTAAAATCAATAAATGGTTGAACAAAACTTTTAAAGAGACTTGCTGGACCTGTTACAGAATAGGCTATATTATTAGAAGTCTGTAAAGGTCCTCTGTCAGATAAGATAAGTAGTACTCCATAATTATTTTGTGAAATACATGAAATTGTTCCCAAGTTTAGAGAAGATAAGTTGTTAAAGTTATAAAAAAGATCTACAGTTGAATCGTAATAGTAGACAGTATCAGTTGAGTTTTGTGGTATACATCCGAAAAAGAAACATTGAGGTAACCATGTTGCTGATATAAGAGGCAACATTGTAGCAGTTGCAGTTGGTAATAGTTTTTCAGTCCAATTGATACTAGTTGTTGTTATCACATTGCTTGACGTGTATCCACCGGCGATAAGCTGTTCAAGTGGTCGTAACTTTATTCGTACTTCAACTTCTTGTCGCGTGAGTGCGCACAAAGGAATTGCAAGCGCTTCATTCCTGAAAAAGTAAAATGGAAGTGGAACTATAAATGTTCTAGGATACCAACCATATGGAAGGTTTGTAGCACCACTTCCGAATTCAGCAGCTGGTCCCAATCCATAGAGACCGCGGTCTGTCGAACCAACCATATACGTAAGAGCGTCTTGTTGAGATCCACTTATAAAGGACTGATCATAGATCTGCATATACTCACCGTTTATTCTCTCTATGGTTTGTCCGCCAATTACCAGATCAGCATATTCTATAATGGCATTTCCTATAGAGTTTGTGTATCCACCAACTGTAAGAGGTGGCAGAACTAGACGAACATAAATGGTTCTTATGAGTTGACCATTTCTTGGAATTATAACATTGACCCAACTCCCAAAATCAATAGTCGTCTGGAAAAATGTTGTGTTTAAAATCTCAAGAGCAAACTTTGTGTGACGATTAAACTTTTTTATAAAGTATGTCACATCTGGATTTCCAGTTAAAAACTGATCTTGTACACCAACAGCTGCAAGCTGTATACGTCCACTCGACATTACTAATAGTATATAATATAAAGTTTAAACCCCTTTAATGCTCCTGGAATATTAAAACTTGTTAAATGATAATGAATTATTGCTTTGGATGCTTACAGTTTGATGAGGAACCCGTCCCCGAAGTGGTCCCCGAAGTGGTCCCCGAGGTGGTTTCCGAACCAGTGGAACCAATGGAACTTGACCCATGTGAAAAAATAGAAAACTAAAATCCTTCGTAGAATACAGTGATGAGCAAACTTCAGCTCCGAAAGTTTAATCCTGCTACAATGGCGGATGACAAGATTTGTGTTTTTATAGGGAAGAGAAATACTGGTAAATCTGTTTTGGTCACTGATATTTTATATCACAAGAGACACCTTCCAGCAGGAATAGTCATGTCAGCGACAGAAGATGGAAATCATCATTACAAAACATTTGTTCCAGACTTGTTCATTTATGGTGACTATGATCGAGAAGCTATTGAAAGGGTTCTTGCCAGACAAAAAGTACTTGTCAGTCAGGGTAAAACAAACTGTGGAGCTTTCATGCTTCTGGATGACTGCATGTATGACCGAAAGTTTATGAAGGATGTTTGCATTCGACAATGTTTCATGAATGGGAGGCACTGGAAAATCTTTTTTATGTTGACTATGCAGTACTGTATGGATTTGACTCCAGATCTTCGAGCCAATATTGATTATATATTTGTACTTCGTGAAAACATTTTACAAAATCGTGAAAAGATTTATAAAAACTTTTTTGGAATCTTTCCAAGTTTTGAAATGTTCAATCAAGTTATGAACTCTTGTACCGAAAACTTTGAATGTCTCGTTCTTGATAACACTTCTCGAAGCAACAAGATTGAAGATTGTGTTTTTTGGTACAAGGCGAAACTTCATTCAAACTTTCGTATAGGATCTCCAGCTCTTTGGGCGTACCACCAAAAGAATTACAATCCGAGACATGACACGGAACCCACTCAACGAACCGAACAAAAAAAGAAGGCACTTCCAAGTGTCACAGTGGTTAAAAAAAGATGAGTAATTATAAATGCCGCCATATGCCCCACCCCATAAACGAAAAGCCGAAACAAACATTGACCCACCTCCCAAACGAAAACTCTTAGAAAACCACCGAAACAAGTCTCTTATTGTTCCAAAGATTGGAAATCATTTTGTTATTTTTCAATATGCCAAGGTGAATCCCAAAACTGGAAAAAAGAATTTAACCTTTCCAGGTGGTGGGTGCAAAAAGGGGGAGAATCGCCGCAACTGTGCCCGTCGCGAACTTGCAGAAGAGACTGGTCTTGTTGTTACCAGTAATAAATTGAGACACGCATTTTATTTTCCAAATGCAAATCGAGAAAATTACAAGGAGAGTAACCTTCAAAGAGGTCTCAAAGTGACAAATCATTACCACGGGTACCTACTTCCTTTAAAAATAACTTTTAACAATGTTGTCAGAACTTTTAAAACTTCTAAAATTAAAAACAATGAATTGAACAATGTGCACCTGATGTCCCGTAACAATCTCAACAAATCAAATAGGGTCTACAAGTTTTCAAAGACTGCGCTTACTTTTATTTGATAAAAACTTGATAATTGTTAATGGACGGAGTCAGTACAATGAACCTGAACGATTCAGATGGTGGAATGACACCTTTGTTTCCAGCAAACCCTCCTTCAGCAAAACAGCCGCCCCCGGCACAGGCTAATCCCCAACAAAATTTTGTGTACCAACCCAATGTTCCGATGTCGACTCCGCCAAATGCGCCTGAAAAAAATAAAAGTATATCCAAAGGAATGGATTCGACACCTATCAGCGATATCATGCCCGGCGAAGACCTGCTCGGACCAGCTGGCGGCGGTCCTGATCCCCGTTTCATGATGGCTCAACAGCCCATGTTTGTCAACCAACAAATTCCTGTTCCTCAGGGATACCAGCAGCAGCAAAAGCCCGCTGTTGCTAGCAAGAACCCTCTAAACCTTACGGATGAGCAGATGGAGGCTCTTCTCGCAGGCGTTGTTGCACTCATTGCATTCTCTGGCTTTGCTCAGGATAAGCTTTCCACCATGGTGCCCAAGTTTCTTGACGAGGTTGGGAAGCGTTCCACAATTGGAACAATTGTCACGGCTCTGTTAGCCGCTGTCATCTTTTACTTTGGTCGCCGATTTGTGGTCAGGGACTAGTCACATTCGACCCATACATATCAAATCGAGTCGAAAGAAGACCAAGTGCGAGGATGAAAACACTCAACGGAACAACATTGATCACCGTTTTATTTGTTGTTTTAAATACATAAATCAAAAACAGTGCAACAGCCAGGGAAATAGCCGAGGCTGCCATAAGGACTTGATACGAAATCCAAAAGCTTCCGTATCGGCAAAGATGCGAAAGAAGCGTCGGGTACAATGTCGTCAACAAAAACAGAGAAACCACTGTGTTTGTTGTCTGAAAATACGAAATGAGAACCGGCATCAACATTGCGAGCGTCCACAGAAGAACACCGATAAAGAGTTGTCCCCAAGATGTTTGCATTTAAAGTTAACAAATACTTTTTTTATAGATGAAAAACAAGTCAAGAAGAATCTAGTGTGGAAACTGAATTAAATACTTTTTTAACCTATGGGAGCCAATGGAAGAAATGCTGCTGTTAAAATTACATTACGCGAACCAACTACATATTCTTGTCCAGGTGCATAATAAGAACCAGACTGATCTAGCCACTTAAAAAATTTATAACGGTTTGATGGCGGTTTTAACTGAGTTGGATTTTCAACTATAAATCTATCACCAGTTCTTAAGTTTTCTTGCGTTGGAACAGTACCGGTTCCAATTCCTTTGTTATAAGTAATAGTATACTGTACTGCACTCCATTGAGCTGTTAAAGTTACATCGACTGTACCAACTGGATAATTTGAACCTGATTTATAAATTTTTCCTGATTGATCTTTCCAACTTACAAATGTATTTCCTGTTTTGGTTGGTACTGTGGTTGGGATTTTATAGGTTGAATTTTTTTTTACAATTTCTGAATGAAATAATACTCCAGTTCCGCCGTTAAGATTAAAAGTTATACTTACAATATTAAGTGGTGGTAATATTCCTGACATTTATATATAAATATATTTTTTTTAGTCTAATAAAGATAAGCGTGGAATTCAATGTTATGTGCAGGCATAGAATAAGGAAGACCGATAGTATTAAGACTATCACCTTGCCCACCTTGCACTAGCCAACCACGAAAGTTACCCCAATGTGAACTATCCGGGAATATAACTGTTTCACCTTGTAGGTAAACAACATTGGATACCATATTTCCACCTACTATAATGACACTAATATATCCCCATTGTGCAGTAAATGTTACTGCACTTGTCAATGTATAATTTGCACCTGGTTGATAACGAGTTGTATTTATTCCATCAGACCACCCAGCAAATGTTTTTCCACTTGGAGCAGTTA